GGAGTTATACTCATTTTGACGATCGACTGCTTTTTTTTCACGACGATGATCAATCCAAGTTTGAACCGCCTTAGCTGCGAGTGTTATCGCCGGTATTACCCACGCTGGCATTTTTTTGCTTTTGTTTAAAGTTATCCGCTAGTCCTTGCGTTACATCAGCGACCGAATCCAGAAGGACCGATGTTTCGACCGCGTAAGAGAGAAACGTAAAGGCCGTTTCCGCCTCTTTTTTGAGAAGCTCTACAGTGTAACCTTTTTCCTGCATACGTTCACGTAGGGCAAGCCAGACAGCATCCGCGACATCATTGTCTTTAGACACGAGATGGCATAGTACACGAGCAGTTTTAAGATCCTGCAAGATCATTTTCCGGTAGTGTTCTACCGGTAGGGAGTCCGCTCCTGGAGCGGGTGACCCCTTTTTTAGTTTTTCCATTATACAATGATAATCAATGCGGTGTCACTTAGCAAAGTAAATCAAGTATTCACTTTGCTTTTCCTTCCCTGGGACGGTTTCCAATTCTTGGACACCATAGTTTTATGTTATATGTTATAACATTTTTGATTTTTTCAAAATCATTTTTTTGTCCCGTTGGGACAGCTCGCACCCATGTGCGCCCTGGGCTGTTCGGCGCTCCCTCGCTTCGCTCACTCGGCCGGTGCCAGCCTTGGCTTACTGGGTCCCGCTTCGCATAGAGTCACACCCTTGCACGTTGTGCGGGTGTGCCTTGCGGACGAGACGGCTCGTCCTTTTGTAGAACCAGGACAAGCCTGGTTTTGTAGATTTTCACCTTTGTTGAAAATAGGAGAGCCGGCATCCTTCGGATTACCGGCTCTTTGTTTTTAAGGCCCTCCCTGTTGGGATGTCGGGCCAATTAGTGTGAGTGTGTGACCTGGGAGGTGTGGGCGGTGGGTCATACCCCTAAACCGTGAGACACGGTTGGGGGCCCCGACACCTGTCACGTACCTGAGGGTGGGGGTGTGGCCTGAGCAGCCTGTGCTGCAGCTTCCCGTTTATCAACCTCGGCCTTGATCAGAGCAGCCTTTTCAGCATCCGCTTTAGCTTTCATCCGCGAATTAGCAGCTTTGATTTTTGTACGGAGATCATTAACCCGATCCATTTGTACAGTGACGTCCTCGTTAGCGAGTTTTTCCAGGTCACCGAGTTTATCATTAAACACCCCGTCTTTAGCAACGGGTAGAGATTCGCGACGAATGAAGCGATTCAGTATATCCTTGAGAGACATTGACTGATTTGGAACAGTAAGACGCTTTTCCTTAGAAAAGCTTTGGCGACCAATAGGCCGCGAGTTATAGAGCGCTACCATAATCTAAGAGAATCCGAGAGTATTAGGCATTCCGAAGTAAGGTAGTGCACGTTTCACCTCACAGTTATTGTGAAGATAAATCCAGAATTGAGCCGGATTAGAAGGAACAGCGAAGACACGCTCAGCGACAGTAGGATCGAAATTAACGAAGAGCGAACCGAGAGTCGGACCACCGACATCAAAGACACGAGCGAACGTCCAGAAGAGGAGAGTATCCTTGAAATCACCATGAAGAGTGTTAGGGACATACTTCCAATCCGCATAACGTGATTGATAACCGAAGTTAGGTAGTTCACCATTTGAATCTTCGGTAAGAGACGTAGGCGTAACGTAGATTTCGCAGTCATCCACTTGTTGTTCGCCAAGCTTGGCGAACGTAGGCCAAGGATAAGACAAGAACGAGCGACGAGCATAGAACATCCGGGGCATACCCTGCTGATACGTTGCAGGCGCCATGATAGAGAGAATCCCGATAATAAACCCGTGCTCAGGACAGAAATAACGGAACTCATTAGTATTTCCGAATCCGACACCATGACCGGAGAGATTACCTGCTGGATAGTCGACGGCGTCGACAGTAGACCAGGCAGTGTTAACCACTTCCGAGAACTTGATAGGGAACCGACCGCCGCCGAGATATTCGGCGCGCTGTAGACGAGAGTCCTGAGATTTAAGACCGAAGTGAGCCTCAATAGATTCAGTATAACGAGAACCGGCCACGGCATTGCGTTCAAGCCAAACTTGCAACGCATAGGCAGTACGGAAATCATTGATAGAAACGTTAGAACTTGAAAGAAGAACCTCGTCGATATTCTCAATACGACCGAGACCAACGCCATCTATACCGAGTTCACCGGCGCTTGCGCTTTCAAGCGGAGCATCCGCGGGAACGCTACCATCGGTTTCACGAACGAGAGAGGTAGCGAGATAAGTAACCGAACCAGTGCCCTCGAGGGGCATGAGAACCTCTTCACCACGTTGTGTGAAAGGGAGAGCAGACGTGAAATAATCCTTTTGATAATCACGAATGCGAAGGGTAAGGAGATTTTCCATATCGCCGTCATCAACCACCTGACCACCTGGTAGAGGAAGTAATTCATTATCGGCGATATAGTTGCGATCACGATAGAAATCATACCACACTTTGTAGTAAGCAGCGAACGGGAGGACATCGATGTTAATACCATCGAACGCACTAGGGATATAATCCTCGGGGAATATTGCTATGTTGAGCAAGTCCGGAACACCTAGATAATCGGCCAGCGTACCTTTGCCCATAGTTGCAGTTGAATCCAACGCCTCACCGAGATCGAGATAAGGAGGGATAGGAGCAGTAACGGGATCGACACCAACGCCAAGACGACCGCCAGTAATAAAGTCCTCCCAAGAATCACCGGGACCACCGTCCCAAAGGAGACGGTTAGCGATGAAGTAGAAGTGCACAAACGCCGACAGTTGATCATACAACGGAGCGAGTAAGGGTGCACAACGAATGAGCAGCTGCGAAGAATTCCTGTACCGATCGGTAGGGATACACTCCTGAATAAACACCGGAGTAAGATTGCCCATCGACGTAGTAAGACGCTTATCATGCGTCACATCAAACGTAGACTGTTGTGGTTTCGACAGTTGTACCTGCGTAAACCCTTTGAATGTTGACATAATTTAAATAGTTAAGTTTTGACGATGTTTTGACCAGATACGCTTTGCAGCGATCTTTTTTTGTTCAGCAACGTAGTCCATAGGGTTGCGTAAATGCCGAAGAGAATACAATTTTTTTCTCAAGCGCTTTTCAGCTTCTTTTTGATCGCGGACAGCAATACGCACGCGATCGATAGCAGAGAAAATTTTTAGTTTGTAGTACCTGGGCAGATGACGTTTTTGTCCGTCTATGAGTACGTAATTTTTACGATCCGATTTATGCCATCTGATCATGGCAGGGGAGAGATAATTAGCCCCTAAACCAGGTTTACGAGACATTGTAGCGAAGGGAACTTCGCGACCATTACGCATACCACGACCACGACCATTAACAACATATTTCAGACAGTAGGAAATAGAGGCCTGAGTAATACGCCCGACATGGACATTACCGAATTCCCATTTTTCTCGAATGACAGATTCAGGGATATGCCCGAAGAGCAAGATGTGATAATGTGGTCGATAAGTTTTTGATCCATATTCACCGACAGCATAATAACGCAATCGATATCCGGCTTTTCTAAGCCGTTTAAAGTAATCCTGGAGATGGGATTTATTAAGTTGACTAATCCCGTTTCGCCAATAGAGATGAGAATCCGCATAAGTAAGTGTTATAAACTTTTTGTCAGACCATAGCCTGGCCTCGTATTCGAGCCTAGTAGACCAGTCAGACCGGCGTGTAGCCAGACAGAAGGCGCACCGTCCACAAGGGACGGATATTTCCCGAGCGGGGAGATATTTTAGATTAAGACATTCCATTACTTAAAGATTGGATAGGATGAATAATCAGCAAACCAGTAACGAAGTTCACGACGACGAACCCGTTTTGTCCATTCAGCCCATTTCAGATTGCGGGCTTTAAGGAATTGACACATAGAGATGAAGTTGTACATCCCTTAGAGTTTGATACCGCCACGAGACATTTTGTAAGTGCGAAGGCGTTTTCCGCCTTTACCGCCTTTACCTTTACGAGTGCGATTGTAAGTTTTCCTGGAACCCTTACGTTTTTTGAAACCGTACTTTTTCATTTTCCTGTTTTTAAGAATGAAGAGAGAAGCATTTTTACGAAATCCATAATGTGTTGCGAGTTGATCTCACCGGACTGCATGAAACGTTTTTGGATTTCATTCATATCGTTTTGGAAGTCCTGCTGACGAATAATGTTAGCCTTGATGGTAGCATCTTTACCGAGTAAGCCATATTTTTTTACAATGGCATCCCATTCGGCTTGCACTATTTCATAACCGTGTTCGACAAAATACCGATTGCGCGTAAACGACTGTTCGAACTGATGTTGTTTCATCCCCTGGTCAGAGACCTTTATAGAGGCAGAAGCGATAAATCCGTCAGTGAGAGCTTTAAGGCCTGCCTCAGTGAGTACCGGATTTGTAGCCTCAACTTGCGTTCGGAGTTTAATAAGCGCTTCCTGCGCCACTGATTGTTGAGTCTTTGCATTTGTAGCAGAAACCTGGGCATCTGTGAGCCGAGTCTGATTATACATGCTGACTGATTCGTCAATAGCTTGTGGGGACATCTTAGGAACGTTCTGAGGCGCAGACTGATTACCTGGGGAACCCTGTCCGTACATAAGATTGGTATTAAGGCCGGCATCCTGGAAGCGGGCCATTTGATTCGCTGGGGAGTTATACTCATTTTGACGATCGACTGCTTTTTTTTCACGACGATGATCAATCCAAGTTTGAACCGCCTTAGCTGCGAGTGTTATCGCCGGTATTACCCACGCTGGCATTTTTTTGCTT